CGCCTTGATCGTTATTAATCCAAGTATAATCAAGGTCGGTATTGGAAGCCTTGCTCAATATCTGTCCGGTTGTGCCACCTTTAAGATCAACAAGCGAGGTATCTATCGCGCTGCCTAGCGTTCTAATCGCTAAAGCGCCGTCCTTAACAAGGTCGGTGTCGTCGGGCGTCTCCCACCCGAAATTCGTTGTTGTTGCCATTAACTAATCACTCCAATCGCGTCCTGCCATTCTAGGGTATTAAGCACACTATTCCAGCTTTCTGCCGCATTGACTTGGTTCCATCTTTGGGCGATTGCCGAGAATTCTGTTGGTGAAGCATTAAGCGTTATTGACAGGCCCGAGACTGAGGCTCTGAATGTCCAGCCTTCGACATAACCGGTGAACTCGCCACCGAGCAATTGTGGCGGAAGGTTAGTGATGCGAACGGGTTGGCCCATAAAGATAGATAGCAGCGCATCGCGGTCGCCGTTGTCCATCTCTGGGTTCTGAATTGGAAAGGTGATGGATTGGAATAGGTAACGAGGATAGGCGCGAAGCTGTATTACTCGATCCGCCATATCTTCGACGTCTGCCGCGTTCTTGACATAGCTTGAGAACTGCTCGGCATAAAGCCCATAAGTGGCCTGTGAGTCAGCATCTTGGGCGATATATTGGCTGTTAAAGTTGTTGGGAAATAACTTGATCCGTTATCTGTCGGCTGCTCATCGTATATTCACCAGCATCAATTTCACCTAAGCCAATATTTTCAGCATTAGCCCAAGTTTCTGTCGAATCATAGGTATTCCAAGTTTCGGCAGCTGGCACTTCATTCCAAGAGTTGAGCAGTAGATCATCGAGCAGGTCTTGTATCTGTGCGCCGTCTAATCCTTCAGCTAAATTGCCATCAAAGGTTGCCCTTTGTAATCTGCTAAGAGGGCCAATTGCTGTGATGTTAATTGTTGTAACTGCCGCAGCGTTACCAGCTGAGCTAACGACTTGGCGAATGTCCGAGATGCGACCACCAAAGATAGGCACATAAGTCGCTGAACTATTTTGAACTTCGATAAGAATCGAGGTATTGACTGTGAATGAATAAACTGTGTTATCGGTGTTAATAAGACGAAGTGAGCAATAACCAGCAGGGGTTGGCGAGTTGATGTCGGTTCTGCCTGTTGTAATTTGTAGGTCAGCCAAAGTGACTGAGGTGACCTCTGTGCCATTGGCTTTAATTCGCCAGACGGGTGTCCAAGCTGTCATAAGATCTGGGCGTTAGACCTTAAATCGCCAGCGCCAGTTGTGCCGCGATTAGTGGAATTGTTGAGGGCTAGAACGACTGCTCGGGTGAAGCCTTCTTCGTCAATAACGCTTGGAGCATTGACGTTAATAACAACGTTGCCCTTTTCTTCCGTTGATGGAACGCTTGGGGTCGTTATTTTAGGCGTTGAAGGCAACGACGGAACTGAGGTTGAGGGACTAGAAGTTGTAAATGATGGCTTAGATATTGTGCTGACATTCGGCAGGATTGGAATCGCATGGTAAGCGCGAATAAGTGCGTTAATGCTGTCAATGGCAAAAGATACGGCTGATTTAATGCCATTAACGACTGCACCAATAACGTCCAAAATACCGCCAGCAATTTTGCCTAAGAAGCGAAGGGCGTCGCCGAAGCCGTTCAAGATAAGTGGAATAACAAAATCTTTAATGATTGTGCCTAAAGTTGTAAGAGCCTCGCGATTACGCTCAATGGCGTCTTGGACTGGCTTAAGAGCGGCATCTTTGAATTGGATAAATTTAGGAATAACTGTGTTGATAAAGAAGTTCAGTAGGTTTTGCAAAGTAGGCAATAAAGCAGCACCGACAGATTCTTTAGTTTCATCAAAGGCTACTTTGAGGCGTTCAATTTGTCCTTCAAAGGTATTGGCTTGAGTTGCCGCAGCTCCGCCAAAGGTGCTGGCTAATTGCTTAACAGTTCCCTCTAAGCCAAGAGTTTTGATTTCAGCAGACGATAAACCAATTCCTAAACGCGCTAATGAAGCTGTGTTGCCTTCATACGCTTTACCAAGTGCGTTAGAGACAGTCTCGACGTCTTTACCCGTTGCTGCTGATACGTCTAAAGCGAGTGTGAGTAATTCTTGAGAACGCTCGACTGATCCAGTAGCGACTGCAAGACGTTGAAGGGCTGGACGAAGTTTGTCATCTGCTACGCCTGTGGCAAGAGAAGTTTTAAGGATTTGTTCTTCGACGGACGCAATTTGAGCATCGGTAGCAGCGGTAACGTTTTGTAACGCTAGGGCTAACCTCTTTTGAGCCGGTGTCTAAATTCTTTTTAAGGTTATCAACGTCCGCAAGAATGGATAACTTAAGCGTTCTACTTCCAGCCATTATTTATCCCACTCCTTAAGAATCTTTGAAAACGCTTCTTCCCATTTCTTTACTAATTCAGGCTGAATTTTGCGAAGTGCTGGATAGATGAAATAGCCAGAATTTCCTCGCCCCTTGCGTGGGGTGCGTCGTGGGAACTGACGATAACGATTAGATCCGAATTCGTAACCTGCCCAGAGGTCTTTAGTTGATCCTCCACCAGAGAAACGCTGAGACGCGAATCCATAAGAGAACTCGCCAATCTTCGAGGTGCTGGAAACTTTAACGCCGCTTGTAATGCGATCGACAACGGCCTGTCCAAAGGTTCTTGTGATTCCGTAGGCGCGGACTTCATTCGCGGCATATCGAGCCAGCGCAGAACTCTCGCGTTTAGCCGCATCAACAGCTTCATCGTCCATCGCTTTGAACGCGGTAATGATTGAACGAAGTTCGCGCTTGTCATAGCTGATTGGTAACTCATCTGCCACCTTTGCGCTCCTTCAATATCTCAATCGCCGTTAGAACTTGGTCTATGTCAGTCCACTCGCTCATTGGAATACCGGTTGCAATTGCAATCTCGATTATTAATCGGTTGATGCTTCCGGCTTCGAAACTTTTGGGCTGTCATCTCCAATCGTCATTTCTTCAACCGATAACTCCCACACTTCTTGAGACTTAGTCGGTTTTCCTGCCGCCTCTCGCTTGTAAGCAAAGTAGGCTAGGTCGAGGAAGTCCGCTTGTTGGTAGGCCGAAATATCCTTCATCGAATAAATTGACTTACCCGTTTTGCGTTCCCACTTCGCCCACTCTGGGAGTCCAGCGTTGTAGGTGACTTCCTCGCCATTCGTATATTTAATTGTGATTCCTAACTTCATCTCCCGATTCTCCTGATCTCTTAGCTGAAGGTCTCTGTTACTTCACCCTTTGCCACTTTGAAGGTGAACGATACTGTCTGTGCGTCAATCCCTGATCCGCCAGCTGTTGGGAACTCTGGAAGAATTGGGAAAACAAATTGAGCGCCAGTTGCAGCGGTGAGAGTAATGTTAATGTTTGTATCTGGTGCGGTCTCTGCTGCTGTCCAAAGTGCTTCGCATACAGAGTTAGCCTTGCCCCAGTCTGCAAGCATATCAAGCTGGAAGGTGCCTTCGATATTAACTGTCTTGTAAGCCTCGCCATCAAGAGTCTGATAAGTCTCGCGAACGTTGGTCTTTGTCAAGACTGCGTTTGTCGCTTGGGCTTCAATATCTGTTCCACCTGTGAAAGATAGCGAAACGTCGCGACCAGTAATAACTACTGTTGCCACTTTTTCTCCTTAGTTTGTCTGTGTGTAATAGGTGGAAACGCGAATATCTGCAACCAATAAATTGACTGCACCCACTTGCGTTACCGATGGCCGCTCTACTGGGCCGACTGTGTAGCCGTCCGGTATTACTGCCAAAACTGAAAATATCAGCTGCTCAAGATTATCGAGAGATGCTGGGTTGGAAAGATAAGCGACTCCACAGGTGATTGTCATATTGATCTTGGCGTGAATTGTTGAGTCGTTAATTGTGTTTAATTCGAAATAGGGTGAATCTGGGACAAGAATAACCGCTGGAACTTGCACAGCTTCGGGAACGTAAGAATAAACGTTAGCCGAAACGGAGGCGAGTGCAGTTGCCAGCGGTGTGCGGATAGAAGATAAAACTGTGGAGGCAGGCATCAACCCACCATCGCATCGGTATCAAGATAGGGGCCAAGAAGGCCAGTTACCTTTGCCAATAAATTCTTAGAAAGTCTGTAAGGTGTAACTGCAAAATCTACGCCTTCGATTGATCCTCCAGCAGCGGTTCTGGCTTGGAAGATTTCGACAGAAATAGCCAAAACGGCAGCTTCGACGTTTGCATTTCCCACATAGGTTGATGCACCAGAGAGCGCAGCGTTTCCGGCTGGGATAATGTTCTTTTCCAATACGTCAGCATTTGTGATGGCGGCGGTAAATACATAGGGGCCAATTAAATCATCTGTGACTGTGTAAGTGCCGTTGAAAGGCGCTCCGACACTTGTGATGACAACCGATTGACCTTCGGTGAATTCGTGAATGGTGGCGGTGTGAAAGTAGGCCACATTCGTTTCGAGTTTGACTTTATTAACTTTGCTTTGAAAAGTAACAAGCATCGGAAGAATAATGTTTTCTGATGCGTCAATGATGTCGTTCAGATAAGCGTCGTTATAAAGGGAGGACGAGACGCCAAGAATCGTCCGCAGCTCTGAGGCTAAAACAATTGTTGGCATCTCGTT